CTCCACACGGCTTGGTACCAACAGCTAAACTTAGCTGCCATACCTTGCCCACAGGGGACGTGGAGTAGTTTAACGTCATGCTCAGGACTAATCTTTCAAACAATTATTATATATATGATTTAATTTGCTTATTATCATTATTATGCATCTCATCTTCACCATATTTCTCCTCTATAAGCTTAAAATATGTCTTTTCTGATACAAGTAAATCCTCTAAATAATCCAGGTTATTAAAATCTTTAACACCATTACGTATCTGTCTACCTCGTGTATGACTAAATATGTCTTCAACGACCTGTCTAACACTCTCCTCATTGCTATTAAACATTATATCAATCGCCTCATCTTGAACAACTGAATAAATGCTTTGAACACCAGACAACGTTCTCTCCAAATGATCAACATTATGGGGTTCGAGATTATATCTCTCTCTTAAAAGTGATAAACAATCAAGACTAAATGATACATTGTCTACATTATCAGCATAATTTAAGTATTTCCTCTCCGCAAATCTTGCATTATTCAATCGCTGAACATCCAATAATGTCTTAGCCTCGTGACCAACTCGCAATAGCATACTAGCATAGGTGTCATAAATAGGCAAATCCTTACACCACGTTTTCATCTGAACACCGTCATCATAACACAAGTTCAAATTGAGTAGCTCCTCCTTCCAAGTTGATTCAAACGGATTGGCAGCAGTCCAAGGTGACAGTTGCAATAGTCTAGTAATCTTTCTAACCATCTTAACCTCACGTCGTTCATTTTGAAGAAAGTCACACGATAAATAATCAACTGAATGTATGTTGTCTGTTATATCTATTTTCTTAGCAACTTGACCAAGTTTAACTTTTGGATTTTTATCCGATTCTGTCCCTCTAGTACCGAAAAGTTTTGGTTCCATCGGCTCCGCTGATTGAATATATACATACTGATATGCTGCTTTAGCGAATAATTCGGCAGTCTTTGGAGTGGAAAATATAATAACATCATCCCCACAACATTCGAAATTGTAGTCAACATGTTCTATTGCCTGTATTTTAAACATAATGTATCTGACATAACACATGGATCTTAGAGTATTCATTGCACTCGTTGACATCTTACCAGATGGTACTGTACCACATATAACATACTTATAGAACTGAGTCTCAACATCCTGAGTGTGACAGATACAACTCTGAACCACATCTTCAAAATCTGCGTAATTGGATATCGCACCTTGATTATCCATTAATACAACTGTGTAGACAGCATCATCTATTGCCTGCAGAATCTCTAGGTATTGTGTAGAGTCGAAAGCTGAACCATCTAAGCCTATGTAATGTGTATATTTGGCATTCCATTCACTAAACTTAACACACCTCTTACCATTAGACAAACCGGAACCATAAGCTGGATCTTTCTTCAATATCCTGGAAATAGTATCCACCACTGGGCCCTGCAAAACCTTAGCTATAGCATTCTGTGCTGTGATTGCCCTAGCCTTAACTTTAGGTTGACTATAATCTATAAAATTTTTCTCGTCAACCTTAGTGTGGCCCTTCATTTTTGTAACAGGCAACCAATCAAAGTGCTGAGGTCTCTGGCCAGGGGCTAGTCTATGTTTCTTATACTCATCTTGATTCCTATGGAGCTTTGCCATCCTATACTCTTCATATCCTTGACTATATTCCTTCAACTGCTTAGCGGAAAGTTTTGAAAACCATCTTTGAAAATTGACGTCATAAAACTTTGATCTAGCTGATATATCAATATAGAACTCACTTGAGAGGAACCATTTTTCAAAGTCTTGTACACAAGTTTCTTCCGG